ATTCCAGTTCTTGCCATGCTTATATTTTTTCTGGATTGTTCACTCCTTTTCATGCCCTTTATTACTAAAACTCTTTTTGCAATTGTCTCAGCGGATTGCTTCTTCCCTAAATTAATCTCTCTTAGCTTTTGTTTCGTTGCTTCTGATAGTTTTTTGCCGGTTCTGTGCTGGCTAAGTAACCTCCTGTTTTCCTCACTGACAAACCCGCTTTTACCTCCAGGAGTCAAATTAAGGCCGGTACTAGAATTAAAAGAATCAAAAAGCTTTATATATTCTACCTCAAGTTTATTCAGCTCATTCTCATCATACGGAATAGTGTGAATTATTTCAGCCTTATGGCTTTCCCATCCGTACTTTAAAATAGATCGGTATATTTTGACCTGTTTTTTACAATGCAGTAAACGATAAAACTTAAACCTCTCGTTAACGTTCTTTGTTTTACCAATATACACGCATCCCTTTGGGTTGGTTATCTTATATATAAACCCTTTTTCAAAGGAAAATGGAATCTGAATCATATTACTGCCCGTTTACAATTGCCTTTGCTTTTTCTAACTGCACTTCCAAACTTTTTAACTCATCGTCAATAGAATCTGATAACTTTTTACGCAACTCAACTCGTTCATGGAATTCAAGCGACAATGCACCTTTCTCAATTGATTCATAATTACAGGGAACTCTCGTTGCTTTTTCTTTTTGATCTTCTGTTGTCATAATTAAATATTAAAGCGGTTTCAATATCAGGCCGGTAAGAGCCTTTCAATATCCACCGCAAAACTTAAATATCCTCTTACCAGGATTATTATAAATATTTAAACACCTTCTGTAGGTGGCATATAGTTGAACCCGTTTATCTTCTCGCCGCCGCTGGTCATATCCATTTGTGTTTGATCTTTCCAACCCATGTTCTTTAAAGCGAAGATTCTACCTGCAACATTGTTTTCACATAATCCTTCTTCGTGATATTGCTCTATCATTGTGATAGCCGTTTTTATCGGGTAGGAAAATTCTGGCCTATCTCTGTACTCATAAAGGGTGGTTTTATCTGCAAAACCCAATGATAATGAAAGGCCTGTGATAGATGGCTTTTTGTTTACGCCTCGTTTTGGTTCGCTGGTAAGTGTGCCAACTCTTGTTTCAGTGGTTTGAGTTTCCCAAGGAAAGAAATAATCATAGACAGCCTGTTCCAGGTCGTCAACGTTATCGTAAAGCCTTGGTCTGCCAATCTTATCTGCCATGAAACCAAAGCTACAAAATTTAATTTGTTTAACTAAAGTTTGTAACCCTTTACTGGCGTGGCAGTTTGTGTGCCCTCAGCTCCACACTTTAAATCCTTTGAAACCCGCTATAATAGGCTGTAATTAGCTACTGGTAAAGATTACAGCCAATTAACCACTTCCGCAACGTCTGGCAATAATTGGCAATAAATAGCAGGATATTGTATAAATGTTTTACTATTGCTTAACTAAAAGTGAAACAAATGGCTTCGATAAAAGTCGTGCTCAAAGAGAATCAGCCAAAGAAAGACGGAACTATCCCTATTTTGATTCGGGTAATCGCCAATCGGAAGACCAAATACTTTTCCACAGGGTACGCTGTGAAGGATCACCAGTTTCGGGAAGGATCTGAGCAGTGGGTAACAAAGCATAATGATTCTGTTCTGATTAATGCCGCTATTGAGACTAAAAGGGCAAAGCTGGCTGAAACTGTTTACCTGGCAGATATTGAAGGCCGGGAAATTGATGTAGATGATTTGGGGAATAAAAAGGGGAGGGGTACGTTTTTTACGGCTGTTAAGATCCGGCTCAACACTCTCGAGGCAAACAACCAGGTAGCTTCCTATAATAGGCTACGGGCCAAACTGAATATTTTAAAGGTAGCCTGGGGACGGGATGTTTCACTATCCGATCTTAGTAAAACATGGGTGGATAAGTATATTAGCCACCGGATAAAAGAAGGATCCAAAATATCTACTATCAAAAAGGATATGACCGATTTAAGTACGGTTATTAATTCACTGGATTCTTACGATGGTAAAGATTGGTTTAAAATAGCCCAAAAGAAACTGAAAGCAGATCCTATCAACCGGGAGAAACTTACTCTGGACGAAATTAAGCTGATGGAATCAACCAGGCTTTACGGGTTGGATGATATCGCCCGTGATATGTTTCTTTTTTCATTCTACTGCCACGGCATGAGGTTTCAGAATGTAGCCATGTTTGAAAGGACTATGATTAAAAACGGGGTTATCCGATACCGGATGAACAAAGGTAAGAAGGTGAGGGAAATTGAAATACACAGCAAACTACAGGCCATTATTGATAAATACCACGGCAAGCCTTATATGTTTCCGGTTGTTAAAGAACTGATCAAAGATAATTGGCAGAAAAAGTCTTTGGTTGATTCGGCCTGTTCGCTGGTAAATATGCACCTTAAAAGGGTAGCTAATATTTGCGGTATAGATAAAAATATTTCAACACATATAAGCAGACATAGCTTTTCTTACCTGTCACTTCAAAGAGGGGTATCAATGGAGATACTTAAAGACGCCTTGGGTCATTCTGATTTCGGCACCACTCAGAAGTATCTGAAATCATTATCTGATCAGCAAATTAACCAGGCCGTGAAAGGGCTGTATGATTAAATTTTCTTATCCCTTTCTTTAGTCATTCCGTTTACTACAGATATTATTAAGAATATAAATCCAACGATAGCGGCAATAGCCAAAACTGGTGAAGTGTCATGCGTTTTAAACGCCTGTAGTAATATCATAGATAAAAGGGTTTACTTTTAAATTATCAAAATAATTTTAAACTCCGGATAAACGACGATGGTTTTTTCGGCGTCTAATCGTATATTCATTTCCCACCAATCCTAAACTTTATGATCGCATATACTAACTGTTCTTCTTGTGAAGCTCGTGTTTGCCACTTTGCCGATTTTTCCGGGCCGCAGCGGCGATCTCTTTGCCCATTTCTTCTAATTGCTCTTTCATTTCATCGTCGGTTAATTGAGTTGGAGTATCGACACCAAGGCCAAAGAGCGCCTTTAAATAGACCAGCATCATCTTTTGGTTTGCTACGATCTCGGTTAATTCTGAACTGACGCCAGAACTTTCTTTTAGCATTGCAAACATATCGGCATTCGTATTGGCTAGAGTTTGGTTTGATTCCAAAGCTATTTTAGTGTTATTCATAGCTTCCTTGTTTGCGTCTAATATCTTATCGTTGTTGTCAGCTAATCTTAAAATCGCCTGTAGGATCGTTTCATTAAACATATCTTGATCTTCTATTTTTTTTCCAGGTAGTTCACGTGAAACATTAGTTTCAGATTTAGAACCCAATGGCACTCCAAAAACATTTTGCCATTTTAAGAAAAAATCTCCGCCAGGAACCTTTTCACCCCTTTCGTATTGACCATAAAGCTGGCTAGAGACACCTATAGTCCTAGCCATTTGGCTTTTATTCCATCCTTTTTTACTTCTGGTTTGCAGCAATATATCTGATACTTGATTCAAATCAATAAATTGAATAATTGAAATAATAGTTTCATAATTATTAGGAAAATGAAACTATAGTTTATACATTCGTTAAACAGTTGCAGAAATGCAAATAAATAAACAAAAATGCAATTATCAAATATAACAATTCTGGCTTTACGTGGGTCGGAAAAAGAAGTAAAACAAAAGATAGCCGATGCTGTTGGGGTTGCCATTCATACCGTTTACAGGTGGATAAATGATAACGATGATAACTTAACAAAAGCCTCCGCACTAAAGGTTATTCGTGAAGAATTGGGTCTTACCGATTCGCAAATTCTAGAAGAAGAGAAAGTAAATGTAAGCTAACACCCTTTTTTGATATTCCATAGTAGTAAACCCTTATTTATTTAATAACATGCAAACTCTTGAACTCTTAACGCTTCAACAAGTATCCGACCTCCTTCAGGTAAGCAATGACACTATTTCAAGATTGGTGAAGGATCAAAAATTAGCCGGCACCAAAATAGGAAACCAATGGAGGTTCACTACAGAAGCTATTGAAAACTATATTAAGTCAAGAACTGTGAAAACTAAAAAAGTTCCATCATGACCTACTGGGATCTTTTCTTAATCTCTCACTACACCCAGCGGTTAAAAGAAGAAACCAGGACTGAAGCAAAGCAATTCATTCGTCAAACATTAACCCAAATAAAAAATGTACCAGATTCTATTCATCCTTGCTGCTCTTGCATTCACGGCAATGTTCTGGCAAGCAGTATCACACATCGTCAAACAAAATCATTCTTTGAAAATAGCTAAACGTAAACTGAAATCTTATGAGTAACATGAATTTGCCACCGTTTTATATTGGACAAAAAGTAGTTGCTATTACAGGAACCGATAGGCTTAAAAAAGGTTCAACACACATAGTGCATGCGATTTACTTTAAATATTGTTGTAACAGATGGTGCGTATCCGTTGGTATTAAAGGTGAAGGCGATAAGCCTGTTTGTAATACACATAATGTCACTCACGAACTACCTAGTAACGATGTTTTCCACCACCATTCTTATTTCCGGGCCATAGAAGAAACCTTTCAATCTATATCTCTTGAAAAAGTACTGGAAAACGAAACATCATTAATCGGATCGAACTAAACTAACCCTCCATGCTTTCAAACGTCTTTTGGTCATTGGTAATAGTAGCGAATGTATATGTAGTGTTTAGGGGTTTGAGCAAACTAGGAAAGAAGAAACCGGAACGTTTTTGGTTTGATGAAAGGGATTGGTACGATAATAATTAAAAGCAAATAATAATGAGCAACGGAAAAACAAAGCTTCTTTTAAATAAAGAAAATGTTCTGGTAGGTTATAAGATTATAAGCCAGAAAGATGGTGAATTTACAATACCTGTTCTTGATAATAGAAACCCAAAACATCAGCAAAGGATTGCTAAAACGTTCAAAAAAATAAACTCAGCTAAAGGCAGTAAGTATATAAAACCTTCTTTTTCTGGTTGGGGCTTTAGTTACAATGTATCAAGAAAAAAATAATTAACATGAAACAACTCATTCTTCTATGCCTAACCTCCGTATTCCTTTTTTCTTGTTCGAAGAATTCTGACAATATCATTGATAAAGAAAAATCAGTGACCTATCTCTTGCACCACTATGAAGGCAATAAGTTCTTGTATACTGATACTTCAGTACACTGGTGCAAAGTTAAAGGCGAAGATCTGGAACGTTTTGAATCCAAACCAACGGTTGAAGAATCATTTTGCGGAACGGATAACAAGTTACAGTTGGTGATAGGTGATGCGTGTAAAAATCATTTAACGAACTCTTTCCATTAAGAGTCAGTTTACGGCGCTGCTTTTCTAGGCTGGTGCCTTTTAAGTTCTTTCAAATGCCCCTGTAGAGAGTGGTCGTCTCATAGCACATGGTTAATAAGCGACATAGTAGGTTAACAGACTATGATGTATTTGTAAAAATTCCCAGTGTGAAAAATCGGTTGTTCGAGTCAGCCCAGGGGCACACGGTAGGAGTTAACGTTTCCTTCCAGTTGGTGAACTGCGTAAGTCAGCAGCACTTGTATACGGGTGGATTAAAGACAACGAACAGAAACGTTGACAGCCGGGAAAGACCGGCATTTTAAAGTTCTTTCAAACAGTTGTTGTGTATGTAACCTAATAGAGAAGGTAACGCTTTTGGACCAAAAGTAACCGTGAAAATCGGAGCGTTTAAGTTGCCTGCATAAGTAGGCTATAAAATCTAACGCAACTTTCCGGTAAAGTTGAAGCCGCTGTTTACAGTAACCCGCCGCTTCTAAAAACTAAGTGGAAACCGAAGCAGGTATGAAAAGTAACACGAAAGGCGGAAGTAAGTAAACGCCTAGTAAGTGTGAAACGAAACCTGCCATACACAACACATTTTTAAAAATACTCATTGGCGACAATGGGCTTACTCATGGCTTGGTGAATCCGGGAGTTGGTTGGGTGGATACTTCCAACTCCCACTTTTAAAACAACGTTATGGAAAATAAACTCACTCCTTACGAAGAATGGAAAGAAGTTCCTGGATATAATGGTTATTATCAGGTATCTAATTTTTCAAGAGTAAAAAGCATAGATAGGACGGTTGAAAGGCATGGGCATTTAATGAATATAAAAGGAATAATAATGACCCCGACATCATCCAAACAAGGCTACCCATCACATAGATTTTCATTAAATGGCAAATTAAGAACAGAAAACGTCCACAGATTGGTTGCGGAGGCTTTTATACCAAACCCGGAAAATAAAAAATTTGTAAACCATAAGAATGGACTGAAGCACGATAACAGAATTGAGAATTTAGAATGGTGCACTTGTAGTGAAAATTGTCTCCACGCAGTTAGAACCGGATTGACCGTACAGAAAAAAATGGAACATAACCACAGGGCTAGGCCGGTAATACAATTCGATTTATCTGGAAATTTCATTAACCGTTATAAGTGCGCTTTATATGCAGTAAAAGAACACGGGTTTGATTCCGGATCAATATCTAAAGCCTGTAGTGGAAAGTTACATACTGCATACGGATTTATATGGCGGTTTGAAGACACCCTTTCCCCTTATGAGTTGCATCAGCTTAGTAAGTATAAAAACATACTGCCTACTGCCGTAAATACCAAAGACGAGGACCTCGAAGAATCTGGTTTAGAAGAGTTAAACCGGTTAGCCGAATGGCAGGAATCAATGGCAGCAATAGAAGAGCTGGATAAATAAAAAAGTGCCGTTGTAGCGGCACAATTAAATCACGAAGTAAAAAGTAAAACTAATGTCAAATAACGAAATCGCAAAACAAAATAACGAGATAATTCAAAAACTCGTTCTGGATGGTGACTTATCCAAAATGTCACCACAGCAAAAGGTTATCTATTATAATCAATTCTGTGAATCATTAGGGCTGAATCCTCTTACTCAGCCTTTCCAGTTAATTAAATTCCAGGGTAAAGAACGATTGTATGCCGCAAAGGATTGCACTGAGCAGTTAAGAAAGATACACGGTGTAAGCATTACAGATATTTCAACCACTTCTTTAAATGATGTTTTTATAGTCACGGCCAAAGCTCTTGACAAGCAAGGAAAAACTGATTGTAGCACCGGCGCCGTCAACATTAAAGGACTTACCGGCGATAACCTGGCAAATGCTTTAATGAAGGCAGAAACGAAGGCTAAGAGGCGTGTAACGCTTTCAATCTGTGGCTTAGGTATATTGGATGAAACAGAAACAGATACGATGCCAGGCGCAAAGAAGCAACCAATAACCGAGGACGCAAAAGAAGATTCCTATTCAGTAGTTACTGAGACTTCTGATATCAACCAGGAAGAGTTTTTGGAATCATGGAAATCTGAATTGGAAAAATGCAGTACTAAAAAAGATTTACTGGTACTGTGGAATGGAAACCGGGCATCTGTAGAGAATGACGACAGGATAAAGAAATTATTTAAGGACAGAGAAAGTAAACTGAAAACAGCATGAGCCAGACCTCATTTGATACATGGGTTTACGATCAACTTGAACCGGATCAAAAGTTACTAGGTGACTATAAAAGGCCGACAGTAAAGCCTACCTGGAAAATTAAAATTGATTCTCTTGAACAGTACCCGCCACGTGAAGAGTTAACAGACGAAGAAAAGAATATCAAAAGCGATGAATATTTATTAAAACACGGAATAAAATAAAATTTATGTCAGTATCAGTACTTGAACCAAAACAAAATGAAATATCTGTAATAGCTACTAAGATCGACACCGGATTACAGGCATTTGAAACAAGAAAGTCAGAATTGACCGAATTAAAGACGGAAGCCAATGGTTTAAAAATAACCAGCATTGATGATAAGGTTTCTATCAATCAGGTTTCAACCATCCGTAAAAAACTGAAAGCCGCCAGGGTAGAGATTGAGAAAGAAGGAAAGGCAATGCGTGATCCTCTGACAAGGTTTTCAAAACTGATATCTGAAAAAGAAAAAGAGTTGGTTGCTATTATTGAGCCCACAGAAAAAGAATTGTTGGCTCAGGAAAATTGGGTAGACAGTGAGAAAGAAAGGATAAAACAAGAGGCTGTTGCTGCCAGAATGGAAAAACTTTCTTTCAGTGGTAAGACGTTTGATCCTATTTATATAGGTTCTCTTGACAATGAAACATTTAATCTAATCCTGAATAATACCACACTTGAATACGAAAGGGAGTTGGCTTCAAAGGCCGAGGCTGAGCGCATGGCAAAAGAAGAGGCTGAAAAATTAAAAGCAGAACGTGAAGAGCTGGAAAAGCTTCGTGCTGAACAGGCCAAGGCTCAGGCAATCATTGAGGCTGAAAATGCCCGTATAAAAAAAGAACAGGAAGAAAAAGAGGCCGCTATACGTGCTGAACGCGAAAAGATAGAAGCAGAAAAAAGGGCCGCCGAATTGGAACGCCAACGGATAGAGCAGGAAAAACAAAGGGCTATTGAACTGGAGCAAGCCCGTAAAGAGGCTGCCGAGCAAGCAAGGTTAAAAGCAATCGAAGATGCTAGGATCGAGGCTGAGAATAAGATTAAAGCAGAACAGGAGGCTAAGGTTGCATCCGAAAGAAAAGCATCCTTATTACCTGACAAAGAAAAATTAGAGGCTTTTGCTGCACGTATTGGCTCCCTGATTGATTTTGAAGTGAAAGACGAAATGGCTCAGCATATCCTTGCGGATGTTCAGGTTATGATAGGCAAGATTCAAAAACACATTATCAGTAAAGTTTCTGAACTGTGAAAACAATCGACATAAAAAGGGTAGAGGATGGGTTAACCTGGCTCCAAAAAGAGTTTGAGAATACCGGCGAAATTCAGTCTGTAGATATGCTTATTCAAAAGCTGGATGCTATTAATTCTTGTATATCCTGGTCAGGCGAACAAATGGCGATAGCAAAAAACAACTGGAATAAAAAGAAAGTAGATGCCTACCACCGGTTGATTGCTTCAGAGGTTGCTAACGAAAAATATTTCAGCCCTTCACTTGGTAAAGAATATGTGAACGCTCATTGCCATCAGGAGCAATACGAGTTTGATTTGTGCGAAAGGTTTACCAGGGCATTAGTTCATATTTCAGACAACGTGAGAACGTCAATATCAGCTTTGAAAGAGCAAATGAAACTTGATTCTTATACTCAATCAGTACCTAATTACTAATGAACGATAAAAAACTTTGGGACGTTTTTAGCCAGTTTATAAGGCAAAGAGATGCAGACGAAAACGGTTATTGTAAGTGTTTCACCTGTGGATTAATAAGACATTGGAAGCAGATGGATTGTGGCCACGGTATAGGTCGGCAACATTGGGGAACCAGGTACAGTGAGAAAAATAATCACGCTCAGTGTAAAAAATGCAACGGCTTCGAAGGTGGTAAAAGGGAAGTGTATAAGGTTGAAGTTGATAAACGATACGGAAATGGAACCTGGGATTTATTGGAACTGGCGTCGAAGCAGCGGAGAAAGATCAGCCAGTTTGAAATTGATGCATTGGAAAAGTATTATAAGCAGAAATTAAAGCAAGCGGCTTAAAGAATGTTCATAGGAATTAAGGTTTATGGTTCAGACCCGGGATATGTCTTTACACCGTCCCGGTTCCTTTAAAAACAAAGTATATGCAACTAAACATAACAGAAGCTGAACAGGCAGCCACAGAAGGATTAACCAGGTCCGTGGAAAAAGCCGACCGTGATTATTCCGGTTGGTCAGAAAGATGCTGGCAATTGTTCTTAAAATGGCTCAGTAAAAAACAGGTAGGGTTTCATTTTCAGGTAGAAGAATTTAGATCTGACCTGATGGCCTGGAATAAAATCGAAGAACCAAATTCAAATCGTGCTTTTGGCTTCATTTCAAAACGGGCATTAAATCAAAGATTAATTGTGAGTGCAGGAAAGGCAAAGACGAAATCAAAAACCAGCCACTCGGCAAACGCTGAAGTGTGGCGAAAAATATAAAGTATGGCATTTGAAACAGGAAATAAAGCAGACGGTAGGCATTATTGGTTAACTCCTTTGGATGTAATGGACGACCTACAAAGAGAATTTGAGTTTGATTTCGATCCCTGCCCTTATCCCAAACCAGATGACTTTGACGGCTTACGTTGCGAATGGGGGGAATCAAATTATGTGAATCCTCCTTTTGGATCATACACGGATCCGGTAGATGGTAAGAAGAAAGGGCCAACGGCATGGGCAAGGAAATGTATAAAGGAATTTCATAAAGGAAAGAAAGTTGTAATGGTTTATCCTATTGATAAATGGGTATTAATGATGCTTGAAAATGGAGCAGAAGTAAGGAACTTAAAAGATTTACGTTGGCGGTCCACTGAAGATGGTAAGCCTGGGCCGGGAACTGGTAGGCATGTTGCTTGTTTTATTCTTGATCCAAAAAAAACACCGGTTACGTATAGTGAAAATTTCAAAAAGCCATCTGCACAACAGAAACTATTTATATGAATCTAATAATGAACGCTATGTTAATTCCAGGTTTGAAAGCATGACCCGTACCGGAACCATAAAATTGATTTATAAAGAAAATGCTATTAACCAGCTTCATTATAACGGACCGGAAAGCAGGAATAGGATAATAAACACATGGAGAAATTTATACGGGGAAGCATTTGAAAATTGTGCATTACAGATCAGACCGGATATAACCGATAATCATAAGTATGATACATCAAAAAAATTAATAGCAAATTATAAGGCTCATAGAATGATTTAAAGTTTTCAACATTAAGGTGAAAAGTGGTGAATATTAAAAAAGTTTTTATGATCGGAAAGAGAAAGTTTGCAAGGAAATTTACAGGTTGATTTTTTTTAAAATATACAGGTCTTAATGGTTTCATCCTGGGTGTGTAAAGTTGCAAACGCCAAATGAAAAGTCCAGTAAATAAGTCTTAGCGTGTATCGTAAAAGGATAACAACCTTTCATAGCGAAGCAAGTAAACGAAAAATTCCCGCTCTGTCTGAGGGCTTGACAACGGGAGACCCGGAAAAGATGACAGTTTACTTGGATATGGGTTTAGATACCATTGGGCATATCACGGCTTATTTACAATAAAGGGGTAGCAATAAATTACATACCCCTTGAAAATCACTCGGAAAAAAAGTTATTTCTATTCTTTGCTTTGGATATGTAAAGATAGTTAAAACAAAGATTTCCGGGGAGATAAAAGCCCTGCTATATTCTGTAGACACTTAAATATTGTTTAATTATAAAATAATGAAAAACAAATTCAGTAAACCTACAACACAAGAGATTGTTCAGTACCTGATTGATCATAAGTATTACGCCGAATTAAAGGCTTTAGAATTTGCTGAAAGATTTTGGTCGTACTATGAAAGTAAGGGTTGGGTAGTTGGTAAATCACCTATGAAAGACTGGAAAGCAGCAATAAGAACATGGGAACTAAATAATAAAAAGTATGCAACACATCAGCAATCAACTGGAACAGATTACTCAAGGTTTGGAAAGTCGGCAGGAGCCATCAGGGCAGGTCATGAACTTGCAGAAGAGCTCGGCATTAAACTATGAGGAAACTATTTTAAAGGTCAAGTATGCCGCCCCTGTGGTTTCCAGGTTAGACCCTGACAAACTAGCCAAGGAAGTAAAAGCATTGATCATTAAAATGAATATCATAACCGGTTGGACATACCCTGATGATAATTTATACCAGGCTATTTTAGAAGATCAGTTAAGAAAGAAACTTACTGAAGATTACCCTGATATGAATTTTACTGAAATGGAGTATGCTTTCAGACATTTCGGAACAGTGGTAAAAGATTGGGGAAAGTCTATAAACCTTTCTTTGATTGACGAAGTTTTAATTACTTATAAACAGTCACGAATTGAAGTTAGTAACAAAGAGGAACGAACTGTAAAGCCACCTGAGCAGGTAATCTACACGGATGAACAACTTGATGATTTGCACAGGGGAGATGTTGAAAATTTCTACCAGCTCATAAAAAACGGGAAAATGACTTGCCATCTACCAGATTATTTTAAACCTATTTTGGTAAAAGATGGATTAATGAAAGAGGAAGATAGTATAACAGAATTCTTTGTTGAACGATTGGGTAAAGGGATCGAAAATATTTATGTAAAATGATCGCCTTCGATTTGGCTATATCAGAACTAAAAAAGTCATCCAATCCTATCGAAAAGATTATAGCCAATTCAGCTTACTGGATACCCTTACAATGGGTATATGTTCAGATGGTTCAAAATAGAGATATAACAAGGCTGAGTGAATTATCAAGAGAGAATCGTTTAAAATATTGGGAGCAGGTCAGAGGCCAAGACTGGCAGAAATGGAAGAAAATAGCCGTATCACAAGCTTTATATGTTTACGATAAAATTAACCAATATGAAAGAAATAACATTAACACAGGGGAAAGTCGCACTGGTTGATGACGATACATATGAATATCTGAATCAATTTAAGTGGTTCGCCCACAAAAATAATTCAGGACCGTTTTATGCAGTTAGGACTGATCGGACAAGTGGGAAACAAATAAAAATTTGTATGCACCGACTTATTATGGGCATATCAGATCCTAAGATATTAGTTGATCACAAGGATAGAGACGGATTAAATAATCAAAGATATAACCTGCGGATGGCTAACAAGTCTCAAAATAACGCAAATAGAAGGGCTAGAAGAAATGGCTCATCGAAATATCTCGGAGTTTGTTGGGATAAGAGAGAGAAAAAATGGAGAGTTCAAATTAAAAAAAATGGCATAATAAAACACGTTGGTATGTTCTCAAACGAAGATGATGCGGCTTTAGCTTATAACGAAAAGGCTATAGTGATGCATGGTGATTTCGCAAGATTAAATACGTGTACGAAAAAATAAACCAACAATAATGATTACCGAAACAGAACTATCTAATAAACTCCGCAAAGATGATCGGCATGACCATTACTGGATTGAAGACGGTCAGTTGTTTGAAAGCTATAACACTATCAGAGGTTTGCGATATCGGTTTATGATGGACGTTCCATGCATGGAGGACATAGATAATGTTGATGATATGTGTTTGAGTTTTATAATTAAAGAATATTCTAAATAAATTAAACAATCATGAATAACATTTTCGTTGCAGTTTCTAAAAACGGTAAACCATTGGTTGAGGGTTGGTATGAAGATGCGGAAGGGAATTATTTTCAGCTTATTGCCTCCCCCCCACCAAGTGAAGATGAAATTGAAGTGGTCGTAGCTAAAATATTTTACTCATACCCCGGAGATGACAACGAAGAAGTGAGTATAAAAAAAGGAATTGAAGAAGTTAAGGAACTGATGGCTGGCTATGCCGCCTCTAAAGCTACTGTTAGCGGTAAGGAATTGGATGATGAAAGTTATTGGAAGATTCGTTGTGAAGCCGCTGAAGCCACTATTATTTTAATGGATAAGCCAAAAAACTGGTCAGAGGAAGAAAACTATCAGTTTTTAAAATGGAGGGAAGCCTATGGAATATGGCAGAATAAAATAACTACCCTCTCTCCCGCTACTGTTAGCAATGGGGATGCCGCCTCTCAAAAAGATAATTGTGAGGAAATGAAAAATGCGTTTATGTCAAGTTTGTTGGTATTACGGTCTATGCTGAATAGGGCTGGATTGACTTCCGGTGTAGAAACTGCCGATTACTTACTTAATAAATACGAACAAAAATGATTCAACCGAAACCGCCAAAAGAAAGAAATGATTTGGAGTTATTAGAACTGGTATGCCAGCTTCATAGCAAGTCCGTTACTTATTACCATAACAAGGAAATGCACGATGCTTATATTGAAGCAAGAAAAGAAATGGAAAGCCGCTTAGTCGGCTACGCCGCCTCTCAATCATATCCAAGATGGGTGAACGCGTCAGAGCGATTACCAATAAGTTCTGTTAATAACAATTTCAAAGTAAAACATTCTGATGGACGAGAAACAGAACAATACTGGAATGGTACAGGGTTTATAAATTTCAAAACTTTTGCGTGGAATTATTTTTCGGATATTATCGAATGGCTCGAAGAAACCCCATCATCTATACAGGAAGGAGAGGAAAGGATGTTTAGCCTTAAAGACGCTTTGGAAATATGGGAATGTGGCTACGATCAGGGATATTGGGACGAAAACGAATACGGTTCTCATTTAGGAGAACACGGCGACGAAAAATTCAATTATGAAAAGAAAAACAAATACTTCAAAGAAAAATTCGGAATCAATTTAGAGAAGTGATTTAACCAGCGCCCAGCATAACATTAATCAACAATAAAAACAAAAGTATGGTATCAGATTATAGGCTTACTGGGCTGGAAAAATTAAATAACGATAATTACATGAGCGCAACAATTGAACCTTATGGGTTTTCGGATTCGTTCAAAGCTCTTATTGAGGGGGATAATAAATTCAAGGATTCATTATGGAAGTACTGTGAAGGCAATTGGGGTAATCTCAAAGCAATTGTATATCATGAAGGCGATATTATGAACCCAATAAACCCAATTGTCAAACGAGTGGAGCATATTATTTAAAAATAAAATAAAAAAGTGAAATGAGTGATACTAAACAATGGACAGCAAAAGAACTTGCCAAACACATTTCAGGGCATGTATTAAGTGCAGATGCAATTGAGTACTTGATAAATCAATTATTAAATCAAAAGGTAAAAGAAGATATTGAGCAACTGGTAAAAACTGCATACATAGACGCTACAGGAATCTACAAAAACGTCCCGTGTAAACTATGGTGGCCTCAATTTAAACTACAAAATAACCCATAAACTTAATAGAAAATGAAGATACTTCACCTGACATTGAAAAATAAGTGGTTTGACATGATAGCCAGCGGGGAAAAGAAAGAGGAATACCGGGAACTGAAAGATTATTGGAGAAAGAGGCTTCTTTCTATATTGGACGAGGGAGATAAAATCTTATACAGGCCATCAAAAATGTATGACATAGTAAGATTTAGAAACGGATACGCCAAAAACTCGCCTTCTATTGACGTTAAATTTAAAGGCTGTGAAATAACAACTGGCTTTGAATCATGGGGAGCAGAACCCGGTAAAGAATATTTCGTAATTAAATTAGGGGATAAAATAAAAACAACTAACCACAATGGATAAGATGATAAGAAAAGGAAGTATCACCGATAAGGGTAAAGTTGAAAAAATTGTGTACCTGACTTTTGATAAATGCGGTTGGCCGGTTGGAAGTTATTCAGATAAGCCAAAAGAAGGTGGCAAAGGTTTGATATGCGCTAAAATTGGAAATAAAAATATACCAGTTGGAGAATTAAAATTAATAACTTCCTAACCAATAAATAAAAGAGGCCCATTGAGAACAACAGGCCGAGTGGCGAACACAGGTTGTTTTGCCAACATCCTGTTTGCTTGCAAAATCGCAAGTTATTTTATTACAAATCTTTTAACCGGGTGATCTTCTAAATAAAGGCGGCCCCCGGTTTTCCTGATTTGCTCGATTTCGATCTTTCTTTTTTTGGCCGACTCTTTTACGGATTCACTTTTAGAATACTTTATCAGGGATTCAAGCGTAGCCTGAAGCTCGACAACTAATAGTTCGTATGTCGGTAGTATTTTCATTGGTTGAATTCCGGATCTGGATCTGATTCTACCTTTTCAAAGTAAATGGTATATTGGCACCCCTCAGTAGGCATTGGTTCGTCATCTAGCCGCCTGATAATTATGGTACCATCTGATAGAACCGCCTTAACTTCTATTTTCATAACCTCAAATAATTAGTTCCAGGTATAAAATCTTTCTTCCTATATTTTTCGAAAAGCTGTGATACTGTGTAACCAAAAGACTTTTCTAAGTGTGGGTAGTCTTTTATTGAAATCCAATCTCCGCCGTATTTATACCCCATTTGTTTAAAAACATCTACCACTTGCAGCCAATCCCGCTTTCCGTTTTTATCATGATCATAGAAAATATCCCATGAAAGGGATTCAAATGAGCCATTATTATCCTTATCGTACATTATACAAAAATCGATGGCTAAACCATAATTATGGTATGATTTACCTCCTCTTGCTTTAGTTACTACAGGGCCTGGTATTGTTCGTCCCTGAGCGTACAAGTTGTTTTGTTCTTCTATAGTTCTTAGCCCTTGCACGACTCTTATTTTCATTGACACGGGCATTGCAGCCTCTATCTTGTCAATCAATTCTGTAACCTCCGTTCTTATAGAAGGGTGTAATAATTTAATTCTATCCTCTGAAATTTGATCTCTCATAGTAAACGATTTATAAAAAGTAAAGGGCATAACGAACTGTTACACCC